GTTTCCCAGTCACGATCCCAATCCCAAATTGGTACGCCCGGTTGTTCTTCACCACGTGCCGCTAATTGTTGCTTTTCTAAATCTAAAGAACGTTGTGCATCGTCGTTGCCGAAGAACGCTAACACACGTGCTGTCGTTCGCCCTATGTGGTCTTTAGTGGTATCATCAAGTTGTTCGTTTATAACACTACCCACAGCGTAACCAGCAGCGCCAGCAGCGCCAACACCTGTGATAGTTGCTAAACCACCTGCAATAGTTGCTAAACCTGTACCAATGATAGGTACAAATTTCGCCAACCCTGCAAATGATGCAAGAATACCTGAACCAGCGAACAATGCACCAGCACCAGCAATTTCAGCAAAGTTTTCTTTTACAGGCTCTAAAAATGACCCTAAGTTTTGATCAATAACACCTTGGTTAGCACTAAACCATTCGTTAGTACCTGCAATGATACTGTTTACTTCTGGTAATAACGCAGTAGAAATTTGATCTGCCATTCGACCAATATTGTTACCGAGTATTTGTGTTTCATCATTAAAATCCGCTGCCGTTTTTGTCATCTGTTCAGTTACAGGACGTAAACGTTTTTGTTCTTCAATGATGTTAGATACTTCATCGCGACCTTTACTTAATAGACGAATACTCGCTTCATCTAAACCAAGCGCTTTTGCAGCGTTTAATCGCTGTTGTGAATTTAACTTTTGAAATTGATCAGCAAGTGATAAATAAGCTTCTGTTGCGTTTTCAGCTTCAATTAATTCAGTAGTATCAATTTGTGCTCGACCAGCTAACGCAATAAATTCTGCGTCACCTTGTAATAGTCCTGCACGTAATTGTTCAATACCTTGTAATTGACCCATGAATGATTCAAGTGTACCACCTTCATGTTGAATGGCGTTACCAAATGCATTCACATCGTTTGCACTCACATTAAGTGTTTGTGCAAATTTACCCAACATATCATTGGACGCAGCAAAATCAGCCGTTAGTGCTTTAATACCAAAAGCACCTGCAACAACTGTACCTAATTGTAACGCTCTCGACTTGATACCATCAATTGATGAATCGACCTGATCGGCGCCCTTCTTATCAAAATCAAAACCGATACCAACTAGAAAATTACCGATAGTGTTAGCCATGTTTTAACCTAACCTCGATCAATTCATCAATAACATGATGGAAACGTTCAACATCCGCTAATGTGTAAGTACCGTCAACTAACTCATGATATTTACACAATGGTGGACAAATAACGCAACCTTTGGAATCAATAGCGCCCACGGTGGGGCGCATTAAAAACCAGTCTACGGTTGATGTTGTACTTGCGCTTTCGCGTTTTCTCGTACTTTTGCGTTGCTTTTGTCCAGATAGGTAAAAAAATCTTGTAAATTTACCTTAATGGCTTTTGCCACTAGTTCAAAGTAATGAACCATATTACCTTGGAAATATTTGATATCAATGAAATCATCAGTACCATTTTTAACAACTTTGTATAAAACGATTTCAGCAATTTCATCAAATACTTTTTCAGGTGTGGATAACAGCGCACCGAATAATAATTCAGTATCAATTTCAACAGTTTTAGTTGCTGAACTATTTAATGCAATTTTAGCACCGACTAACAACAATAAACGTTTTTGGTCAACCGCACTAGCCTGTGCAACGTTGAATGTAGTGTCACCAACTTTAATTTGTTCAACTGACATTATGACCCACCTTTCGCAGCAGTCCACGTATTAAATTCAATGATGAATTGGTCATCTGTTACCGTTTGACCACCACGACCAACTTGACCGTCGTTTGTCATCACACCTTCAATACCTGTAGCAACTTCAAGTGTACCGATTTGTTGCTTAGTTAACGTAATGTTAGCGTTAGACTCGAACAAACCCTGCAAGAACGCACCATCAGGTGAACCCGGATTGACATTCAATGTAACACGACGACCCGGATTTAAACGATCCAAACGAACCGCATTACCACCTTGACCGCGACGTAGTGTTGATTTTTGATCAATAGGTTCATCAGTGTATGGTGGATCTGTTTCACCCCAATCATCAATTGTACGACCATTGACTGTAATTACTAAGCGGTCAGTACTAAGATTATTTAAAGCCATTTTTCTTCCCCTTTCTTAGTAAACGTCAACGTTCACATCAACAAAATGAATCGCACCTTTACGGAAGATACGAACACGAATTGGTGCAGATTTACGAGCAGCACGATCAGCATCAGATAAATTTAAAATATCTTCTGGTTGTGTCAAAATCTCGTAACCAATGGTGAATTTTTCAATACCATCATCAGGATCAATATAATTACGTGGACCAAGGTAGTCATTTGCAATATATTGTTCACACACTTGACGACAATTACCAAGTAACACCGCTTGACCTACCGGGTCTTGACCTAGTTTGGTAGTCTGATTTGCCAACGCATTGTACAACGATACTTTTAATGAATTAACAAACGCATACAAGTTAACAACGTCATCAATGTATTCACCAAACGAACTGTGAGTTTTAGTGTTAATTACTCGACCGTTATCTGTTTGACCTTGTAAGTCAACAACACTGTAAAACACTGAACGAATCGTATCGTCATTCATTGCACCATATGCTGTTGAATCAAGTGTTTCAGCATCTACACCTGCAAGTTTCTTATACTCACCTGTAATAGTTGATTTATCCGCAGAATAGTTAACCGCTGCAAACCATTTAGCAAGCGCTGTACCCGCATATGGGTCAGTAGCGTGTGAAAACGTAAACGTATTACGGTAACCCGCAGTAGTAAACGTCTTAGCAATACCACCATCTAGTGGATCACGAATTGCTGTTGCCGCTGCACCTGTTTGGTTATTAGGGAACATTGTTTCATTGCTTTCAGACCATTCAGCGATTGCTGTTGCATCACTTGATGAAGCGTACACAGTGTCAATGAAGAATGACCAGAACCACCACAATTCATTACGTGCTTTGTTTAATGTATCTGTCCACGTAGCATCCGCATCAGCAACACCCCAAACGGTGATGTTATCAGTTGCAGGAATACCACCTAACCAACGGTTAACAGATTTATAAGTTTCAGTTGTTGATGCAAAATCAACGGCAAGTTCGGTTAAACTGCTATATTCTCGAAAAGTATCAACAGCAAAACCTACGGGTAATTCGGATTCAGGCGCGAACATAACGCCCTTGCCGAAGTTGGCAAACCCCAAACCAGCAGGGCTAATAGCCGTGTTGATTGAGATTATATTGTTAACATTATAGCTCATGGCTAAATCCTCTAAATTTTATGGTTATAACCACCCCAAACTATACAGTATCGACTGTTATGTTTGCAAGTTCATTAGATTTTTCGTCTTCAACAATAACTTGTGCAGAAGCGATTTGATTAATTACAACCGGGTCACTTGTTTCATACATTAAATGTACATCAATATACGCACGTGATTCAAAGTTATCAGATTGAAGTGCAGTTATATTATTGATTGGTCCAGTTCCTTGCCATCCTATGTTTGCTTTAAATAACGCAGCTTGCACATCGGGTCTACGATTCATTTGCAATAACTTCTGTGCAAAATTCATCGCATCACCACGGAAAAATTCAATAGCACACTTTGCGATAATTTGTGCACGTGCATCTTTTTCCACGTCAATATATGGACCGTTCGGTATATTACGTTTGTAATTGTTTGCTTGACCACGTTGTGTGATACCTTGATGTGCACGCACTGAACAATACGCACCAGAAGGTGACGGTGCATTAGGATTAGCAAGTATACATTCAGGCACACCCGTCACTGTTAATATTAGTGGTCTTAATACGTCAAATAGTTGTTCATCTGTCATTGGTCTATTCTCACTGCGATGAATTTACAATAATTTCGCCAAAGTCTATTATCCAACTTTTGGGTTTTAAACGTTCCATTAATTCCTTGAAACGTCCATTCATCTGATTCACTTATCAAATAAGTATCACCATCATTGACGTAAACACAAATTGCATCCAAAGACAGTTGATGACGTATGGATCAACCAACCCCGATCGTGACTGGGAAAC